AGGTAATTTACAGATTATTATTTCAACCTGGCAATCCATCTATAAATTACCTTCTGCGTGGTTTGATAAATTCTTTTGTATATTTGGTGACGAATGCCATGGGTTCCAGGCGAGTTCATTATCGTCTATTATGAATAAAGCTAAGAATACCAAATACCGTATAGGCACCACAGGTACCTTGGATGGCACTACAGTTAACAAACTTGTATTAGAGAGTCTATTTGGACCTGTCTATAATGTAACTACCACTAAGGCTTTACAAGAAGCAGGTACCGTTGCTGATCTAAAGATACGTATGATACATCTATCCTATCCTAAGATTATCACCGACAATATACCAAAGAAGTTTTCATATAAGGATGAAATCAAGTTTTTAACTGAATATAAACCTCGTAATGATTTTATCGTTAATCTGGCCCTTAGTTTGAAAGGTAACACACTTATACTATTCCGTTTTGTAGAAACTCACGGAGAAGTACTATATAAGGACATACTGACTAAAAAGGGTAAGAAACGAAAGGCCTTTTATATACACGGTAAAACCGATATGGATGATAGAGAAGCTGTTAGAGGTATTGTGGCCTCTCAAGAGGATGCTATTATCAATGCGTCCCTTGGTGTCTTCTCCACAGGAATTAATATACCTGAGATACACAATTGTATCTTTGCTAATCCTATGAAAGGACAAATAAAGGTATTACAGAGTATAGGTCGAACCCTTAGAAAAGTAGAAAGAGGTTCTAGATTATTTGACATAGTGGATGATTTAATGTATACTGGTAAAAGTAAACCAAATTATTCTATGCAACACGGACTCGTTCGGAGACAAATATATCAGAACGAAGGATTTAATTTCACGATAGATAACATAAGGCTGGAACATATATGAGTGTAAAACAGATAAAGTTAATGAACGGGGAAGAAATCTTCTGTGATATACAAGAAGAAACCGAAACCGATCTAATAGCAATAGGTGTACTCGTTTTACGAGATACTGGTAGAGTTTATCATGATGATGGATTAGAAGCGAGGATTTTCAGTCTATTTCCATGGATGACATACCAATCAGAACTTAAGAATCTTATTCTTATTTCCAAGAACTCGGTAGTCGGTAGTATGATACCTAGTAAATCAGCAATTGAGTATTATGAGTCTTCTTTGGATTGTCTGTCTGACATATGCGAGGGCGAGGAATTAATTGAGGATCTAAAAAGTATAGTATTAGATTCTGATAGGCCCAATGTTGTCAGCTTTCCCTCACGACCCACAAAACACTAGGAAACGGGTATTGACGGGGGAGCGGCTGATGGCTTTTATTTTAAAGGATTTTTTGTAGTTTGGCAAGTATTTTAGGAGATTTATATTATGCCCGAAGTTAAAGCAGTAAAAAGAAAGAATGGAAAACGTGCGATAGAACATTATGTGGATAACAAATTGTTCTCTGAAAGCGTTGTGGATTATGTACACCTTAAACAGGAAGCCGAAGCGGCGGGTAAAACCCCACCTCAGGTGACCCATTATATAGCATCATGTTTCCTAAAGATTTGCGAAGGACTATCTCATAGTTTCAACTTTGTTAGGTATACCTACAGGGAAGAAATGGTTATGGACGCAGTTGAGAACTGCTTGAAAGCAATTGGTAATTATGATATCGATAAGGCAACCCGCACAGGCAAACCTAATGCCTTCTCATATTTTACCCAGATAGCCTGGTTTGCCTTTGTAAGACGCATTAATAAAGAGAAACGCCAACAAGACATTAAACTCAGGTATATGGCCCAGTCAGGGTTCGACGAGTTTATGATATCCGAAGACGAAGATCCCGAAGCAGCCGCAGCGGTCCGTAGTTTCGTTGATTCATTATTACAGAGAATTGATGAAATTAAGGTTAAAGACCGTAAGGTGGATGAATATGCGAAAGAGGATAAAGCCCGCAAAAAACGTACTGTTATTGCTGACTCCGACCTAAGGGACTTCTTACACCTAGACGATTTGAATGATATAGCTTGACACACCAATTATTTTTGTTATATAATAACTCCAATATTGATGTAGGATAGTTATATGCGTATTGCCCTTTTGAATGATACCCATTGTGGTATTAGGAATTCTTCTGATATTTTTATCGGATATCAGGAACGATTTTATAATGAAATCTTTTTCCCCTATTGCCTAGAGAATGACATTAAACACATTCTACACCTAGGCGATTATTATGAACACCGCAGATTCATTAATTTCAAAGCACTTAGAAGTAACCGCAGGTGTTTCCTTGGTAAACTGAGGGAATATGGTATGACCATGGATATTATACTTGGTAACCATGATGTATACTATAAGAATACCAATGACCTAAACTCTCTAAAGGAATTGTTAGGCCATTATATGAATGAGGTAAATATCATCACCAAACCTAAGGTTATGGATTATGATGGTATGAAGATGGCCCTTATACCATGGATTGCACCTGATATAGAAGTTGAGACAATGAAATTTCTAAAGAAGTGCAAATGTGATATAATTGGCGCTCACCTAGAATTGTCTGGATTCGATGTAACGCCTGGCCAGAAAATGATTGGGGGAATGGATGCAAAGATATTCTCAAAATTTGAAATGGTGTTATCAGGACATTACCATACTAAATCCAGTTCAGGTAATATTCATTACCTGGGATCTCAAATGGAGTTTTTTTGGAATGACGCCCACGATTCAAAATATTTCCACGTACTTGATACGTCGGACCGTTCTTTGTTACCAATATTAAATCCTATCACTTTATTTGAAAAAATCTACTATGACGATAGAGGAGATACCGATTACCTAACAACAGACGTATCCCACCTACGGGATAAGTTTATTAAATTGTACGTTATGAATAAATCAAATCCATTCGTGTTTGACAGATTTCTTGATCGTATACAAGACCAACCCATACTTGAACTGAAGATTGCTGAGAATTTCCAAGAGTTTCTTGGTGAGTCGGTATCGGATGAACACGTAAAGTTGGAAAACACCGAGGAATTGTTGAACACGTATATTGATAGTATAGACACCGATCTAGACAAATCCAAGATTAAAAAATTGGTCAGTGAGTTGATGACCGAATCTGAAAGCATGGAGATATCATAATGATTATATTCCAACGTCTTTCATGGGCTAATTTTCTAAGCACTGGTAACAACGTAACCACAATAGATTTAGAAAAGAATCCGTCTACCCTTGTTATTGGCACTAATGGTGCCGGTAAGTCCACCATGTTGGATGCTTTGTCCTTTGCGTTATTCGGTAAGGCCCACCGTAACATTAACAAAGCGCAGATGATTAACTCCATTAATAGAAAACACTGTCTTGTTGAGGTAGACTTCTCTGTGCATAGTGCCCAGTATAAAATCGTGCGAGGCCTTAAACCAGCCAAGTTTGAAATTTGGAAAAATGGTGAATTGATTAACCAGAATTCCCACAATAAAGAATACCAGAAAATACTCGAACAGAATATCTTGAAATTGAACCATAAATCTTTCCACCAAATTGTGGTGTTGGGTTCGTCTTCCTTTATACCGTTTATGCAATTGACTTCCCAGAACCGTAGAGAAGTTATTGAGGATCTATTGGATATCAATGTTTTCTCCAAGATGAATGTTCTATTAAAGGAGAAGGTGGCTCTTGTACGGGATCAGTTAAGAGATATAGAATATCAGTCGGACCTTGAGGGAGCCCGCCTCGAGGCGGCTGAACAGAATGTCAATAAGATTAAGTCTATTAATAAAGAACACCGACAACATAAAGAATCTCAAATGGAAGAGATTAATGCTCAGATATCCGACCTGAATACTGAGGTCGAATCCCTACAACACGGTTTGGAAGAATCTAAGTCCTCGTTTGAAGATGAAAAACGCAAACTTAAGAATACCAAATCTGGACTTGAAGAAGAAAAACGCACAGCAACCGTTGAGATATTGACGCTAGCGAAACACGCCAGATTTTTTGAGTCCAACGATGTTTGTCCTACGTGTGACCAAGATATTGACGAAAAGTTTAAGAAGACCCAGATTTCTGTGGCTGCTAAGAAGGCTAAAGATACCACCAAGGTGGTGAAAAATTTGACTGAACAAATAGAAGCTGGAGAGGCGTACATTAAACATGTGGAGAATAGTCTAGAGGATATTCAAAACAAAACCATGACCATTCACGGTCATAGTCAGTCTATCGTGCAATTGTGTGCCCAGTTAATCCAACTCCAAAAGGACATAGACCTGATAAACACTGGTGCAGGAGACCTAACGGTCGCTAAGAAAGAGATTGAGAAGTATAGAGATATACTCACCAAACTAGGAGACGACCAAGACGAATTAAAAGAGATTGCCTCGTACCAGCGGGTGGCACAGGAACTATTGAAAGATACAGGTATTAAAACTAAGATCATCAAACAGTACCTACCTGTTATCAATCAACTGGTTAACCAGTATCTACAGGTATTGGACTTCTTTGTGTATTTCAATCTGGACGAGAGTTTTACCGAAACTATTAGGTCACGACACCGTGATGATTTCTCCTATGACTCCTTTTCCGAAGGCGAGAAACAACGTATCGATTTGTCTCTGTTATTTACCTGGCGCCAGGTGGCCAAGATGAAAAACTCGGTAGCGACTAATCTTTTGATATTGGACGAAACATTCGATTCATCCCTTGATGCTGATGGTGTAGAGAATCTTATGAAAATTCTCCATACTCTTGACGCCGGCACTAATGTCTTTATTATATCTCACAAGACGGACCTGTTAGAAGGAAAGTTCGAAAATAAAATTGAGTTTCGTAAAGTCAAAAACTTCTCGGTGCTTGCATAAAACGCAAGTATCCGTCACAAATATCTCACCTCCCTCACCTCCTTTACGCCTCCTGCACCGCGACCCAAACCTAATGTATTAGTATTGGTTTGTATTCGCGTTCAGGAGGCGCCTCTCCTGAGTCTCTCCTGCACTATTCTGTAAGTCATTGATTTCTATAGGTAATACCGTGGTTGACTTCTGGGTCGTTAACCCTCATAATTTCACTTCAATTCGAGAATGAAATAATTGAAAAACGTCTTACAAATCAACCACTTAGAACGCAAACCGCGTAAGTTATTGATTTCTATAACGAATATTGATGTTGACTTCTCGAAGAAATACCTTCATAATGGCATTTCAAATTGAGAGAAACAATGACAGTTAACAAGACAGTTAAATCGACACTCGCACGGCTCCTCGCTCAAGAGGATATACATGTAGAGCATAGAGGTGTAAGAACCGCTGGGTTTAACTTGAAGACTCGCGTATTGACTTTGCCCGTATGGGATGCAATGTCACCTGCGATGTATGACTATATGACCGCTCATGAAGTGGGTCATGCATTAGAGACACCTACCTCGGGTTGGATGGAAGCGGTAGAACGCCGCAAGGCCCTGAAAGGTTATTTGAATGTAATCGAAGACGTGCGCATCGAAAAGATTATGCGCCGCCGTTATCCTGGTCTGAAAAAAGACTTTACAGCAGCTTATGTTGAATTATATCAGCGTAACTTCTTTGGAGACGATGCACCTCATAAACCCCTATTAATCGACCGTATCAATTGTTACTATAAAGGTGGCACTATGATGGGTATTAACTTTACTGCGGAAGAAGCAGTATTGCGTGATAGGGTGGGAACAGTAAACACCTGGGAACAAGTTGAGGAACTAGCGTTAGAAATACTCGAATTCGCCAAAGCGAATAAGACTCCTGAACCTGAAATTGAAGAAGAAAGCGGTACTGAGGAAAAGGTAGAGTATGTCCCTGTTCCTGAGGAATTCTCCGAAGAAGAATCTGAATCTGGTGAAGAATCCGAAGAGGACGCTGAAGGTGAAGAATCCGAGTCAGAAGAGGACGCTGAAGGTGAAGAATCCGAAGAGGACGCTGAATCTGGTGAAGAATCCGAAGAGGACGCTGAAGGTGAAGAATCCGAAGAGGACGCTGAAGGTGAAGAATCCGAAGAGGACGCTGAAGGTGGCGAAACTGACTCCGAGGAAGGGAATGATTCGGGTAGTGATGAATTGTCGGATGACGAAGTAGAATCCGAAACTGATGAATTGCTGCAGAAAATGTTAGAGGAAACCTTTGGTTCTTCTAGGGAAAGGTTTCACCTACAAATCAATATTAACCCTAAAGTTAAAAACATAGAGAATAGGGTCGTGTCTTATGACACTATCCTGAGGGATATTGCGGATGAAAATGTTTATGTTAACATTGAACCCGAGCTCGAATCTCTTATGTCAGACTTCAACAAAGAAAACAAGGCTATTATAAACCACATGGTGCGCGAATTCGAAATGAAGAAACGCGCAGCAGAATATTCTAGAACGGCTACCTCCAAAACTGGAATTATAGATTGTTCTAAACTACACATGTACAAGTATTCTGACGATGTTTTTGCGCGTATGGACGTGACTCCTGATGGTAAGAACCATGGCATGATTATGTACGTGGACTGGTCAGGATCAATGTCTAGTTCCCTCCATAATGTTGTTGAACAGTTAATCAACATGGTAGCATTTTGTCGTCAAGCAGGCATTGCCCACAGGGTCTTTGCCTTTACTGATGATAGCGGGGCCAGAACTTCTCTGCGTCAGCAACAAAAATCAGAATTAGAAATTGCGGACTGTGAACTTGATGTTAACAAGGTGTCCCTACTCGAACTTTTCAATTCAAACATGAATAAGTTAAAATACAGCAGGATGTCCAAATACTTACTGGCCTATTCTTCTGAAATATCCAGATCACAACGCCGCGGATACTGGCGTTCTGGAGGCTCAAGAAGTAAATTTGGTATGCCTTCAAAATATACCTTGAATGGTACTCCCCTGACAGAAGCTCTGGTTTTGTCCTTTCCTATGTTTGATAAATTCAAGTCAGATTCGAGAGCAGACGTTATTACTACTCTTTGGTTAACGGATGGCGGCGGGTGCGATCCCCTGTATAGGGATCCTGCGACAAAATCATCCCTACCTATGTCCCAGTCGGCAAAACGCCCTCGCGACGAGGAAGGCCGTTTGATGCCTTTACGCACCACAGTAACTAACCTTGTTAACAAGGAGTCAATTGTGTTGCCTGACTATGCTACTAACGCGGATGGAATATGCGAAGCGTTACGCTCTATGTACATATCGTACACCGACAGTAACCTTCTGGGATACTTTGTGGTAGGAAGTACCCTTGCGCAATTTCAGCGTCATATACCTGCCATTGTTAAAAAGAAGTTTGGGGGTGGATATAGCCCTGAGTTTGAAGCGTATGCGAAAAAATGCGTAAAAGAAGGTTTGTGTGTCACTAAGGACACCTCCTATACGGAATACTATCTTATCAGTAACGATAAATTGAAGACTGAATCGGATAATTTCGATTCAATACCTGAAGGCGCGACAACGCGGAAGATTGCTTCTGTTTATAAGAAAATGTCCAACAAAAAGAATAGCTCTAGGGTATTCGCTTCTAAGATGATGGAACTGGTCGCGTAAGTGATTGATTCTAAAGACAATAATCGTAAGTCATTGATTTCCAAGAGAATTATGAGGGTTGACTTATGTGCCCCAAACCTTCATAATGGCACTTCAATGAGAGAGGAAACAAGTATATGAGCATGACAAATCAAGAGAAACGCGAATTCGTCGTGTCTGTTTTGACAGAGGCGTTCGGTCCTGATTGTACCGAACTGACCCGCGCTGATGTAGTTTCAGCGATGGAACCCTATCTGGATCAAGTGGCGTTTCCTTTCTGGGTAACTCACGCTAAGAATCGTTTGAAAAACGGGAACTATAAGTTTCCCCAAATCGACGGCGCCGTAGTGTCTGTCGGTAAACCTAAGGTCGAGAAGGTCGAGAAGGTTGAGGAAGAGGAAGTCGCGAATGTGGTCTCCTTTGCTCAGCGTAAGTTGGTTCAACCAACTATTAATACGGTCGCTTCTGGTTTTGATGAAAACCTGGTGCCCAAAAAGAATCCAATGTATGTGCCCTTTGGTTACTACAATACAGTTCATACGGTAGTTAAAAGTGGCATGTTTTACCCCATGTTTGTAACGGGTATGTCAGGTAACGGTAAAACGCACATGATCGAACAGGTGTGTTCGAAGCTGAAAAGAGAATGCATCCGAGTCAATTTCACCAAAGAAACCGACGAGGATGATCTGATTGGGGGATTCCGCCTGATCGATGGCGAAACAGTGTTCTTTAAGGGACCTGTTATCAAGGCGATGGAAAGAGGTGCAGTATTGCTTCTAGATGAAATCGACCTGGCATGCCCCGCTAAGGTTATGTGTCTCCAATCGATATTGGAAGGGTCAGGATACTTCATTAAGAAGACTGGCGAATATATTACGCCTGCTGAGGGTTTTACCGCAGTCGCAACAGCAAACACCAAAGGTAAGGGGTCGGATGACGGTCGCTTTATTGCGACCAACGTGTTGAATGAAGCGTTCCTTGAGCGATTCCCTATCACGATTGAACAAGAATATCCCCCCGTTGCAATTGAAAAACGCATTATCTTGAAGGAATTCCAATCGCTTGGCGTCGAGGATTCTGACTTTGTACGTAAACTGGTCGAGTGGGCGGACATTATCCGCAAGACATTCGAAGTTGGGGGTGTAGACGATATTATCTCCACGCGCCGCCTGATACACATTGCAAAAGCGTATTCCATCTTTAAGAATCGTTTGGATGCAATTAACCTTTGTATCAACCGCTTTGATGATGATACCAAGCAGTCCTTTCTTGAACTGTACTCCAAGTTGGACTCTGATGTAGACTTGTCCAACCTGGGAAAACCAACAAGCCCTGACGAATAAAGTCAGGCACCCTGCCGTTCTGGCATTACCCCGCGCTCTGCGGGGTTTTTTATATGGTTGACACGGTACATTTTTATCCCTATAATAGAGGGATAGATACTACATGGATAAATTTATGTTAAAAGAATTTTCTTATTTAATACTGGTTATTTACCTAATAACGTTTCTCACAGAAGAAGGTACCTTAGGTATATCCGTTGAGGCCGCTACTCGGGATTATTTGGTTCATGAGTTAAAGGTACCCGATAATGAGGAGTAATATTCATATGAAGGAGACTATATGGAATCTGTAAGGTTGGTGGCAAGCAGTCTGACTATGTTAAAAAATATAGAAGGACTTCCGTCTGAAAGTGACAAGGTACGCTCAATACATAATTGGGTATCAAATAATATTAGGTGGTCTTCTGACAAAGAAATGTATAATGTAGAGGATTATTGGGCCACCCCATATGAAACGTTAAAGAAGGAACGAGGCGATTGCGAAGACATTGCCATCTTAAAATATTTTTTAATGTTAAAGGCAGGAGTTTCTGTCGGAACTCTCAGAATTTCCTTTGTTAAAATGTTGCAACAAGGTAAACAACTGGCTCATATGGTACTGTGTTATTACGATGATCCTGAGGATGATTCTTTTGTTTCCGATTGCATTAACCCTAAACTATTAAGGTTTAATGAAAGATCGGATCTTACTCTGGTTTATGGATTTAACCATGACAACCTGTGGGTTGGTAATTCAAAAATGCCAGCGGGAGTTAATCCAGAACAGGCATTAAAGACCTGGAAAGATGTTAGGGCCCGTATGTCCGAAGAAATAGAAGATAATAAGTGGTACTAGGGCTTGACACGGCCCTAAAATATCCCTATAATGATATATGAAAGTGTGAGAAATGGCTTGTTGCCGTTAAATTTATATTAGGAGAACACAAATGAAGTTAGACGATTTTACTCAGGAAGTATTGAAGAATTTTTCGGATATACAACCCAATATCGTTATACACCCCGGAAAGGAGATTAAAACCCTTTCTGAATCCAGAAATATTATGGCGAGAGTCAACCTTAACCAAGAGTTTACCAATGAGGTACGTATCTATGACCTCAAGGAATTCCTTGGTGTTTTGCGTCTGTTGGATAGTCCCGATATTACCTTCCATGAAACTCATGTACTTGTCGCCGACGGCGTAGGCCGATCCCGTATCAAGTACTTTTTTGCGGATGGTAATACTCTTACCGTACCTGCAAAGGACATTGCAATGCCTAAGGCAGAGGTCATGTTTGAGTTGGACGAAAAGACCCTGAACTCAATACGCTCTGCAGCGGGGGCATTGGGCCATGAGAAATTCACAGTCAAGAAAATTGATGGAACTATTGTTCTGACCGTCGAAGATGTGGAAGATGATACGTCTAACAAATACTCCGTCGATGTGCCTGGTACCGCAGATCATGATGATTTTGTGTTTATACTTAACGTGAATAACGTTAAGGTAATTCCAGGAGATTATACGGTAAGTATGTCGTCCAAACGCATTTCTAAATTCAAGAATAAGACTCATGATCTTGAATATTGGATTGCCTTGGATAAATCCTCCGTATATAATGGATAAGTAAACATTCGTAAACCCTAAACCCGATGGTTTAATTAAAAGAAGGAAGTAAAAAAAATGAGTGAAGATAAAAAAGAAGTTGAAGTGGTAGAACCTGAAGTAGTAATGTCTCCTGTTTCAGATCATGATGAAATTTATGATATTGGTAATAAGGTAGGCCGTAGCGTTATTGCTGTTATCGATACTATGACCCAGCGTGGGGGATTCAAAGGTGAGGAACTTAGCACCATTGGTCAATTGCGCGATCAGTGTATTCGAATGGTACAGATCGTAGAAGCGCACCAAAGTAAGTATTGATACACCCAGGACCAGGCGGGCCAAGGATACTGGTCCTATCGTGAGGGGCTAAGGATGGCCCCGACTTTTTATATTATGAGGCAGACTAAGAATGTCCAATGAATTCCTTTGGGTGGAAAGATACAGGCCAACCACGGTACAAGAAACAATATTACCAAAACGTCTGAAAGATATTATGCTGAAGGTCGTATCTGGGGGAGAAGTGCCCAATATGATACTATCTGGTACAGCAGGTATAGGTAAGACAACAGTGGCTCGAGCGATATGCAATGAACTGAACCTTGATTATATCATGATTAACGGTTCCGAAGAAGGCAATATCGACACTCTACGCGGTAAAATTAAACAGTTTGCATCATCGGTCTCCCTGCATGGGGGATATAAGGTGGTCATACTTGACGAGGCAGACTATCTGAATGCTCAGTCAACCCAACCTGCATTACGAGGATTCATCGAAGAATTTTCTGACAACTGTAGGTTTATTCTAACTTGTAATTTCAAACACAAGATCATCGAACCTCTGCATAGTAGATGTTCTTTATTCGAATTTAATGCGACAAAGAAAGAACTACCAGAACTGTGTGGTTTATTCTTGACCCGCCTGGAAGATATTCTGGATAAAGAAGGCGTGGAGTTTGATAGATCCACCCTGGCTGATATCATCAAACGATATTTGCCCGATTGGCGTAAGATCATAGGTGCGGTGCAAACCAATGCTATGACAGGCAATGTATGTGGCCAAACGGTGGTGATAGAGGAGTCCTCATTTGAGGAGTTGTTTAAACACCTCAAAGATGGTGACTTCAAGGGAATGCGGCAGTGGGTTGCTAGTCACGTCGATTTAGAATCGGCCTCGGTGTTTCGAGGCATCTATGATAGAATGACTAACAAGGTAAAACCTGAGAGTATACCACATTTGGTTTTGATACTTGCGGACTATCAGTATAAGGACGCCTTTGTAGCAGACCACGAATTGAATATGGTTGCCTGCATGGTTGAGTTAATGGGCGCGGTGAAATTCGTATGAGTTTACAAGACGACTATTATGACGTGTTACATACCTTAGAGGTACATGCACCTGATAATGTACTGGCCTTTGAACGCATATGGTTTGCCTTCTGCGATATTGAAACGCAACAAATGGTACGTGTAGGAGAATTAACGCCTGAACAATATTGGGAATGGCATAAGGCCAGAAAGGAGAAGTTAAAAATATGAACAGCATAGATTTTTGTTATTGGTTGCAAGGATACTTTGAAATATCCGATGCCAAGTCATTGAATGAACGCCAAACCGAGGTATTGAAAAATCATCTTCACCTGGTGTTTAAACATGAGATTGATCCTCTTAGAGAGGAACAAACACCAACTCCTACGTCGGTATTAAATACTGCTCACACAGGACTAGATAACGATACTTTGGTTAGGTGTTAGACAATGCGTAAAAGAACGTATAAAGAAAAGACAGATTATCTATTAGCGTGTCTAGGTGAGGAGTGTGGAGAAGTACAACAATTGGTTGGTAAGTCTCTACGTTTCGGTTTACTTTCCGAAAATCCTCATAACGGTGACATAAACATGATTTTGTTGCGTAACGAGATAAATGATATTTCGGCCGCCTGGATGGCTTTGAAAGAACATATTGGGCTCGCACCATATGATCCTAGGGATCAAACCCACATTGACGCTAAAATTGAAAAGATGGAACTGTATTCTGACCCTAAGTATTACGTGGATGACGCCATAGGCGAGGAAATACCCGACCAAGGTCAAGAGTCGTCTTTACCCTCAGAATCCAATGGAGGCGCTCCTGGCGCGTCCTAGACCCACCGCACCCCAATAGAATCAAGAGCTTACATAATGGACATAGAAAAACAGTGGGAAACATGGTTAGAGAAGAATCCTCAGGATTCGTACCGTCATATTGACCCTGATGAACTTAAAGATAGACTTATACGGGAACTGACTTATGTTTCCGCTATGACTGTGGAAGAATATACCCTCTATCAGAAGTGGTTGGAAATTCATGAGAAATACCCAACCCGTAAAGTAGACACCCTTTTTGGTGAGGAACTACAACTGGTCGACCATTCGAAAGGTAAGTTTATTAATAAGGTCAAGGCGAACATGTGGATGCCTAATGACATTAATGATTATATGAAACTTGAACCTACTCTGATATTCACAGACGATTCCTCTGTTACAGATGATGTTGGTCTTGATGGTAAGTCAACCGCTACCGAAAACAAACGTACCGCAGAACTGTCTGAGGTGTGGGCCACTCTACGGGTGTTCGGTTCTACCATGAAAAATAACTCCAATATTGGCCGTAATATGCACTTCATAGTGCAAGATAAAGTTTCAGGCAAATACCTTGGAGTTATCTGTATTACAGGTGACTTCCTGGACCTGACTCCTCGCGATAAGTATATTGGTTGGGATAGACATTCTAAAACCATGGAAGGTATGATTAACCACACCTGCATTGGTTCTACGATTGTGCCTCTACAACCTCTTGGTTTTAATTATGTTGGGGGTAAACTACTAGCTCTGTTATGTTTATCTGATACGGTACAGGACCTATGGTTGTCCCGATATGGAGATAAACTGGTGGGTGTGACAACAACCTCCTTATATGGTTCATTCTCTCAATATCAGAACCTTGCACATTGGAAGAAAAGAGGACACTCCTCAGGTTCAGTATCATATGAACCTTCCAAAGAGGCCACGTATATGATGCGTGATTGGATTAAAGAGAACTATACTAGAAAATACTTTGAATGGTATGGTGCAATGAACGCAAAGGGACAACCCTATAAGCGTGACCATAAGAACCGATCAAGGACCTTTGCTTTCTCCAAACTTGGTATACCTAAAGAACTGATTAAATCAGACCACTCCCGAGGAATATATTTCTCTACCCTGTATGATAACAGTAGGGAATTCTTACGAAAGGAGTGTGGTGTTGAAGATTTGAAGAAATCGTTTGCCACCGATGAACAAACTTTAGTACAATTATGGAAAGAGAGATACGCTTCCAAGAGAGTTAAGAATTTATCAGAACAAGGTCGATGTAATATGGCCAGTCTTTTTTATGACGATCTGATATACATGACTTGGGAAGAAACCAAAGAGAAATACTTGAAGGAGATAGGAAGATAATGGTTAATAGAAATTTATTCATGGCAAGAAAGAAACAATGGGGTACCAATCCAACCGAAATGCAATGGCCCAAAATTTGGCGGCCTTGTCATACGGTAAGGGCAGAGAAGGCTCATTTAAAGGAGGTTGCTGAAAAGGAAAAAGAAGCCGCCTTGATGACAAAGTATAATGAAAATGCAAAGATTGTTAATGAATCCTAACCCCGATCAATTGCAGGTATTATGACTAATGGGACCATTTGATTATTTAAATGCGATAAACTTCACCAAAGAAGATATCATGGAATTTCCTGAGGACGAGAAGGCATATACTCCGTTTATGGTGAACCGTGGTCTATCATACTTTCAAGATACTGTTATCTTGGCAAATGAAATGAATATCAATAACCATATATCCTCGCGTATGCAATTTGACTTCCTTAAGTCTATTGTACGTAAACGTAAGAGATTCTCCAAGTGGTTGAAGGCCTCATACCCTGCTGACCTGGAAGTTGTGAAGGAATATTATGGTTACAGTAATGATAAAGCCTCCCAGGCCCTGAGAATGTTAACGTCTGAACAGGTGGAAGAGTTAAAGAAACGGTTATACAAAGGCGGTAAGAAAAAGAAATGAAGTGTGACCACAAAAGTATGATGTATACTCCAGATATGATGCGAGGTACCTGTCAGCTCTGCGGCGCGGTCTGGAAACGCCGCCGCGATGTAGTGCCGGATGATAGAGGTACATGGACTGATAAAACATATAGGTTTCAGTTTTCGAATGTTGTTGTGGTTGATGACAATCAGATTGGAGTGATTGTTAAGACTTGGGCTGATGATACGTATGAGGTGTATGTCAGATCAACAAACAGCGTGGTTCTATATCCTGAATCCGCAATTAAACATTTTGTATATGACAAAGAATTAAGGGAAGTATAATATGAAATTATGTATATACCACGGCAATTGCGCCGACGGGTTTACTTCAGCATGGGCTATGTGGAAGACTTTGCCTAACACCGAATTCCATGCAGGATTTTTTGGTACTCCTCCCCCTGATTGTACTGGCAGAGAAGTTGTATTAGTAGACTTTAGTTATAAACGACCTGTACTATTGGAGATGGCAAAGGTTGCTAAATCTATATTGATACTGGACCATCATGCATCAGCAGAAAAGGACCTGGTGGATTTACCAGATAATGTTACTACTGTATTTGATATGAATAGAAGTGGTGCCAGAATCACGTGGGAATACTACCATCCAGATACAGAAGTTCCTTTGATGATACTACACGTTGAAGACCGGGATCTTTGGAGATTTAATCTGGAAAATACCCGAGAATTTCAATCCAATATGTTTAGTTATGAATATACCTTTGAAAACTGGGACAAAATTCATAGTATTATGAGTAATGGTCGTAATGATGAATATTGGAAATTTATATCTGAAGGATCAGCAATAGATAGAAAACTACTAAAAGACATAAAGGAACTTATGGGGGTGGCTGCCTATAGAATGGTTATCGCGGGACATAATGTGCCTGTAATGAATGCCCCTTATTTCTATTCTAGTGAGGCCGGTTCTACAATGTGTGTGGGCGAACCATTTGCTGCATGTTATTGGGATTTACCAAATAATGAAAGGGTCTATAGTCTACGTTCCAATAACGACGGATTAGATGTATCTGAAATTGCTGTTAAATTCGGGGGCGGGGGACATCGTAATGCCGCCGGATTTAGTATTATCACCAACCCTAATAGTGAGGTCAATCCTGATGTGTAGTACAGAACAAGGTTATTATCAACCTGTCACTTCTCATGAAATACTCAAAGAAAAATTTTATGATGCGGTAGAACAAGCCAAGGCGTTTAAAGAAGCCAATGGACCTAACCAATATGCCGATTTATTGTTATGGGCAGATACCCGTATTACCCAATTAGAAAGACGGGTTGAAATGTTGGAAGAATATAAGTGGATGTATGAAGACCTCCGAGAATAAGAAATATTGGCAATCTAGGAGGAAAATGTCTCTCTTACAGAAATTAAAGAAACGGGAACAAGTAGAACGACAACTAGCTCTGATTAAAATATCCAATAGATATTGGCCATTATTGGAGTCTGCTGAAAAGAGATGCGACCACAAATTTGGAGAGGATTATCTCCAACGGGATCATATTGGTCCTACAGGCACCAGTTGTAATTTATTCAATACACCCTTTGTGTATAAAAAATGCGAAATCTGTGGTTATGTTTCCAGTCGTCTTTTGGACGAAGAAAATAATGAAACCACGTTTAATATGAAATATAGGTAAAGATTATGGAATTTCATTTAGAATCATTTTTTGAAGATTTATTAAATAGGTTAGGTCCTGATGATGCCTTTACCATATCCGATATTCATTATTTTGTTCGTAGAGAGTTGGATTACGCATTTCTATCCGGAGCTGTGGACGAACAGTGGTATAGGGAATTTCTAAAAAAGTGATCCGGTATAAATATTCCGTTATGATGGTAATAACAATAAATAATACTTAACGTGAATTGGATTAACTTATGGAAACTACACTTGCAACATGGACTCCAGCAGATATGCTTGAGGTCATTCTAAACGAACCAGATGATTTTTTGAAAGTCAAAGAAACTCTCACCCGCATCGGCGTAGCATCAAAGAAGGATATGAAACTATTTCAATCCTGTCATATATTGCACAAACAGGGCCGATATTTCATCGTACATTTCAAAGAACTTTTTATGTTGGACGGAAAACGTTCCAACTTGGAACAATCGGACATACAAAGACGTAATACTATAGCCACACTATTAAGTGATTGGGGATTGGTAGAAATGTCCAGGCCTGCCGATTATAAAGATTTGGCCCCTTTGCGCCAGATCAAGATTATTTCCTTTAAAGAGAAGTCGCTCTGGGAACTGTGTCCCAAATACAATATCGGTAATAAATAGTAATTATTACTACAATGAATAACTGTTACTTAAAGTAACGGATAAGTATATTATGAATACCGAAGAGCATATAGAACGCATGTTCGAACTCTGGCCTAGTATACCTAGTCCAGAACACCATCCTTTGGTCTTTCAATACTACATTAAACTTTATAAACAAATTGTCTCCGTGGAGGAAGACGAAACATGTACTCAGCAAATATTGAAAAACGATCCGACCAATTAGAAAATTTCTTTGTAACTTTACTCCTATTTTGCGCGCCGTGGATAATCTCATTTTCCTTTGGACTTGAGGGTTATGCCACACTAGAAACCATGGTTATTAAATGGAGACTGATCCTTATAGGCCTGGGCATTGGTTTGCCATTTGCGTTTATTTGTTATATAATGAGTAAACGCAATAAAGCTTGATTGATAAATCTTTTTGGCCCGCAAGGGCCTTTTTAATTATGGAAACTATATGGAATTTTACACCTCGGTTACCCGATACGGCAACTCTATACACTATAGAGGGTATAAAAACAACCTACGTGTCAAAAAACGAGTATCATTTGAACCAGAATTATTTGTAACATCCCCCCTAGACAAAGCCACTGAATGGAAAAATATTAAAGGTCACCCTGTACACTCTGTTAAATTTGAGTCTATGAGGGATGCCAAAGATTTTCTTTCTAACTATGAAGATGTGACAGATTTTGAAGTCTGTGGCCAAACAAACTATATCTACCAGTATATTACCCAGAAATGGCCGGGAGAAATTGCCTTTGATCCTAACCTGGTATCGGTTTCTTATATCGATATTGAGGTCCAATCCGATGAAGGTTTCCCTGAACCTATGGATGCTCTCCATGAAATTACGGCTATTTGTATATGGAATAACATAGAACAAAAGTACCGTGTATGGGGGTTGGGAGACTATGTTAAACACCGTGATGATGTATACTATAAAAAGGCCAGGTCTGAACTCGAATTACTTTTGGACTTCCTAGATTATTGGCAGGCCAATATTCCTGATATTATTACAGGATGGAACTCCCGACTATTCGATATTCCGTATATTGTAAATAGAATTAATCGCCTAATGGGTAATGCAGATACCGTTAAACGCCTATCTCCTTGGGGAGTGGTGCAAGAACGTAATAAGAATATGGACAACCGTAGAATCCAAGAATTTGAAATCATGGGTGTCGAACAGTTGGACTATTATGATCTGTTCAAGAAATTCCCTTACCTGTACGGAGAATTAGAATCCTATAAGTTGGATCATGTTGCGCATGTTGTGTTAAAGGAACGTAAAATGTCCTATGAGGAACATGGCAATCTGTATACCCTGTATAAGAACGATCACCAGAAGTTTATAGAATATAACATACGTGACGTTGAATTGGTGCACCGTTTGGAGGGTGAATGTGGATTCATCTCCCTGGTACTCACCATGGCGTATAGAGCAGGCGTTAATTATACCGATGTATACGGCACTACAAGTATCTGGGACAGTATCATCTATCGTATACTGAACGAACAGAATATAGCAGTACCCCCTAAGGTCAATAAAATTAAGACACATTATCCTGGGGGATATGTAAAAGAACCTAAGCCGGGATCTTATGATTGGGTAACCTCATTCGATTTTAACTCTCTGTATCCAATGATTATTGTGCAATACAATATGTCTCCTGAAACTGTAATGGTTAGTAGAAAGGATGCCACCGTTGAGAAACTGTTAAACTGTCAAATTAAACCAGATCATGGTGCATCCCTGGCGCCGACTGGAGTACAATTCTCCCATGAGAAACCAGGCATCGTGCCATCTGTCATTAAAATGTTTTATGCAGAACGTAGGGTAATCAAGAACAAGATGTTGGAACTCCAACAGGCCCGAGAAAATACAGACGAAAAAGAACGACATAATTTTGATCGTGAAATTGGTCAATTAAATACTCAACAACACGCAATTAAAATTCTCATGAACTCTTTGTACGGTGCCTTGGGTAACCAATGGTTCCGATATTTCGACCAACGAGTGGCAGAGTCTATCACCCTGGCGGGACAGTTGGCCATTCTTTGGGCAGAACGTACCATGAATGAGTTGATGAACTTTGCCATGGAGACTATGAAAACCGATTATGTAATTGCAATGGACACCGATTCTCTGTATGTGGAGATGAAAGACCTGGTGACCAAGTTTAAACCTAAAGACACTGTTAAATTTTTGGATAAAATGTCCGAAGAATTCTTTGTACCTAAACTGGCAGAATCATATGTACAATTGAATAAGTCGGTAAATGGTTATGAGAATGCCATGGAAATGTCCCGAGAGGTAATTGCAGATCGTGGTATTTGGTTAGCCAAAAAACGATATATCCTAAACGTATGGAACAGTGAAGGTGTCCAGTATTCTGAACCAAAATTAAAGATGATGGGCATAGAAGCGATTAAGTCTTCCACACCAGAGATTGTACGTAAGAAATTTAAAGAGATATTCCGAGTTATCATTTCAGGTACCGAAGAAGACACACAGAAGTTTATCGGGGATTTCAAATCAGAATTCTCCAATATGGATCCTGAGACAATATCATTTCCCCGAGGACTATCTAAACTTACAAAATGGGAAGACAGGGACCTTATCTATGGAAAAGGTACGCCCATACACGCTCGCGGGGCCCTTCTATATAACCATTATATCAAGAAGGCCGGGTTGGAGAACAGATACGAATTGATTAAAAATGGAGAAAAGATCAAGTTTGTGTACCTGAAAGTACCTAACAAAATAAAGGAAAACGTTATTTCGTATCCTCAAAATCTACCTAAAGAACTTGACTTGCATGATAAAATAGATTACCATACCATGTATGAGAAGTCATTTCTTGATCCTCTTACACCTATATTAGATGCGGTAGGTTGGACAAGTGAACCCAGGTCTGACCTTGACGAGTTTTTTGTATAATATGTATAGTATGACCGTTTTTAAAAATAAGTATGACAACAAGACCCACAAACGTCTTGATGTTAATACTTGGTCGGTATTTGAACAGATATTGTATGATATGTCCCGACGACCAGGCACCAAAACAGGTTCAACTGCGGTGCCTCTTATATCTCCGGCCGCTTATGTTAAGGGAACCACCAGGTCTAATGACACGGTTGAAAAATGGGCTAGTTGGTGTGCGGTGGATGTGGATGAATTTGTATTCGAATGTGATAACACCATAGAACTCCGTAAAAAGATAGAGAACGTGGTTGGTGACTATTATTTTCTCTGTTATTCCACCGCGAGTAGTACCAAGGAACATCCTAAGTTTCGTCTGGTATTTCCCCTACAAACCGATGTTATAGCTAAAGATATAAAACATTTCTGGTTCGCCCTTAATAGTGAGATTTATGGTTTGGCTGATAAACAGACCAAAGATTTGTCCCGCATGTTCTTTATTCCTGCTCTGTATCCCGATGCTTACAACTTCTTTTTTAGAACGAAGGGTAACATTATGGATCCAGATGAACTGATGGATAAGTGGCCCTATACCGAACCAACGGGCAATAATTTCATGGATAGATTGCCTGAAGAAATACGCAATCAGTTGATTGAATTTAAAAAGACAAAACTCACCAATCGTGATATAACCTGGTCAGGATATTCTAACTGTCCTTTCTGGCCTCATAAATTGGATAAAGAATACAGGTCTATCACTAATACTGGATGGTATCTTACAATGTATAAGATTATGGTGGCAATAGGGTATAATGCTATCAAAGCCGGTTATCCTATAAATGCACAACAGGTTGCTCGTTTGGTGGAGGAATTTGATGCAGATACCGGAGGTTGGTATAAGGACCGTCCTCTATTAAAAGAAGCAGACAGAGCTTTAGAATATGTTTATAAACACAGTTAAAAGGAAAGTAATATGAGCAGTATAATGGACAAACTGAAAAAGAATTCGCGTCAAAAAGACACCGCAATTCTTACAGAGTCAAAACTATTTAATGGTGATATGACCCCTACTGATGTACCTATGATTAACGTGGCGCTTTCTGGTTCGCTCCATGGTGGTCTGGTCGCTGGTATGGGTGTTCTTGCTGGACCATCTAAACACTTCAAGACCTCATTTGCCCTATTGATTGCTTCAGCGTATCTGGAACAACATAAAGACGCGGTGATGCTTTTCTATGATTCAGAATTTGGTTCTCCTTCAACCTATTTTAATATGTTTGGTATTGATATGAGTCGGGTACTACACACTCCTATCACCAATGTCGAAGAATTAAAATTCGATATTATTAACCAGTTAGATGGACTTGATAGAAAGGATAAGGTTATCATTGTCATTGACAGTATTGGTAACTTGGCGTCCAAAAAAGAGTTGGAAGATGCCAGAACTCAGAACACCGCGGCCGATATGTCCCGCGCCAAGGCTCTGAAAGGTTTATTCCGTATGATAACTCCTTATCTAAAAATGAAAGATATTCCTTTGTTAGCTGTGAACCACACCTACAAAGAAATAGGCCTGTTTCCTAAAGATATTGTTGGGGGAGGTACAGGTATATACTATTCTGCGGACTGGATTTGGATTATTGGTCGTAGACAAAACAAAAAGGGCACAGAGGTAAAAGGTTATGATTTCATCATTAAAGAAGAAAAGTCAAGATTTATTAAAGAGAATTCAAAAATTCCTATCACGGTATCTTGGTCCGGTGGTATCGAGCCTTATAGCGGTTTGTTGGATATCGCTATTGCTGGGGGTTACGTTGTTAAGCCTAGTAATGGCTGGTATTCACGGGTTGATCCTAAAACTGGTGATATGGTGGGAACAAAGGTAAGAGAGGATGACGCCAAGAGTAGTCATGATTTCTGGTTAGGACTATTAGATGCTGGCAGTGATTTCTCCAAGTTTGTTGAAGACACCTATAAGATTGGTGCTGTCTCTGACCTTGATCCCGAAGAATTCTTAGCTGATGAACTGGTGGAATAATGAAAGAAAATGTCGATTATGAATTGATTACTCCTCAGGACGATCCCCATGAACAGGCCTGGCATATTAGGATACTGACAGGAGATTTCGTCGAGACTGTTTTGGCCTACGGCAATATATCCTTGGACGGAAAAAATGATTGCCTCCGCTTCAATTTTGTTGTAGTATTCTCTCCTGATGATGAATTAACGCCAGAAAATATGGAACTCCAAGAAGTGGCAGCCGAAATCTTGCATGAGGTTTTAAATGAAGCCGCAGAAACAGGTTCCCTAATGACTAAGGACATAAGTTGAAAGATACGCAGGAACAATTACAGGAAATAATAATACGCACATTGTTAACCAACGATGGTTATATGCGTAAGGTTGTTCCGTTCTTGGAACCAGATTATTTTGAAGGTATATACAATCCCCTTTTTAAAGGGGTAGCCAAGTATGTTGCCAAATATAATAAACTTCCCACCTATGAATCGTTTAATATATTCTTGCCAGAGTCCAATCTATTTGGCCAAGATATTGATGCAGCTCACCAAATTCTTCCAGGTCTATTCGAACATGTTATTGTAGATATGGATTGGTTGTTAGAGTCCACTGAGGGTTGGTGCCAAGATAGGGCCCTGTTTAATGCTGTGATGGAATCTATCATGGTAATGAATGGAGACCATAAGACTCTAACCAAGAATGCAATACCCGACCTACTGACAAAAGCATTAGGCGTATCTTTTGATAGAAGTATTGGTCACGATTACCTGGATAATTGGGACGAGAGATATGAATTTTATCATGAAGACTTGGAACGTATACCCTTTGACATAGACATACTGAACAAGATTACCAAAGGGGGTCTGATACGTAAGACCCTTAATGTATTAATGGCAGGTACGGGAGTTGGTAAGTCCCTGTGTATGTGCCACATGGCCGCTGCAAACCTATCAATGGGATATGATGTGTTATATATCACCGCAGAAATGGCTGAAGAGCGTATCGCGGAACGTATCGATGCAAACTTATTTAATATTCCTATTGACCAGTTGGAACACCTATCTAAAGATATGTTTAGGGATAGGGTGATGGGTCTTGCCAATAAAACTAATGGTAAATTGATTATCAAGGAATATCCAACAAGTCAGGGTAATGCTAATCACTTTAGGGCCCTGCTGAATGAATTGAAATTAAAAAAGAATTTTAAACCCACCATAATCTATATTGATTACCTGAACATATGTGCATCTTCACGATTGAAAAATTCAGGGGGAGATTCATATGGATATATTAAGTCCATCGCAGAGGAACTCCGAGGTCTTGCTGTTGAGTTTAATGTGCCTATAGTAACTGCAACACAAACCAACCGAGAAGGTTTCTCAAGTAGTGACCCGGGCCTAACTGATACTAGTGAATCATTTGGTCTTCCCGCAACTTCTGACCTATTCCTAGTTTTAGTTTCCACGGATGAACTTGAATCGTTAGGTCAGATGATGTGGAAACAATTGAAGAATCGATACGCCGATTTAAATGCCAACAAGAGATTTGTGGTAGGAGTATCAAAAGCGAAGATGCAATTATTTGATGTTGCGCCTGACCAACAGAATTTGGTACAAGGCGCCATTGTATCACCCGAAGAAGATATTCCTATTTTCGACAACACCCCAGCTGGTAAACGAATTGCGAGAGATAGTCGAGACTTCTCCTCAGTCAAATTTGACGTATAGAAGTCATTGATTTCCTTACATATTTTGTAAGCTCTTGATTTCCTTAAGGAAAGTGACGCTTGACTTATGGTGGCCAGTCCTTCATAATAGTACTTCAATGAGAGATTAAAGAGGTAACTCCTATGTGGGTAGACGCCGATATTTTTTGGCTAAAAGGATCTTTTGCAGGACAGACAGTGCGTGAGGAACTAAGTTTCGATACGTGGGACGAGGCCTGTGATTGGTGTGGTATGAAAACGATGGACGTGAAAACGCCCTTTGTTGTGTTGACGGTAACCAATCCGGAAACTGGTGAAACGGAGAAATTCTAATGTCAGAAACTAAATTTACATTCGAAGAAGTTGAACGTCTTATCCGTCGAGCTGAGGCGGCAGTAAGAATGGATAATCTTGAAAGTGCAATAAAGTATCCTATTATAGGACCTAGTATACAGGTAGCCAATAACTCTGTGGAACTTGTTGGACTTAAGATTCGCCAGTTTATGTATGAGTCAATGTCCGATAAACGTGACATTGAAAGAAAACGCGAGGCCAATGTCCGTGACTGGACAAGGTATTAAGTATTATGGCTATTAAGTTAAAAGGTGGTTACGAAAAACATTCCATTGACATTGATGGACCTGATGGAAATGCCTATGTTATTTTGGGCAGGGTCGGAAACTATGCCAATCAACTGGGTTACGATAAAAAAAAGATACAGGATGAAATGACCTCGGGAGATTACACTAATCTTTTGGCTGTTTTTGAAACGTATTTCGGAAGTGTATGCGATATAAAAACCGAGAACGAAGATTTGGTCCGGGACATATATCGACGCAAGGAAGAACTATATGATGGTGACCAAGATGTTTGAAGAATTGAATCCTCAAGAACCTAAACAACAAAATAAGGCAATATCAGAACTAAATGATTTGGTAGTGATATTAGTTAATAGAATTAAGATTTCTGAAAAGAACCTTTCGAACGCTGAAAGGGTGCTGCGGGATATCCGAGAAACGGGTAATGTTAGTGCGACAGATGTTACTAAAATAAACAAATATTTTGAAATTAAGAATAGGATATTATGTTCATGAATAAAAATAACTCTTTAGTTGATCTGATAAATGAAACTATCGACAATTTTATGGAAATAGCGAATAAGGACCAGTTTGAGGACCTGGATTCCTTGGATCATATGGAACTTATTATGGACATTGAGGAAACCTTGGACATTAATATTCCCATTAGCGACCTTGAAGGCACACCCACCCGAGAACAGATGGTGCAAATGTCAATTGATGCTTCTGGTGTTAAATGTTAGACACCATATCGCAAGTATTTATTCTGGCTTGTGGGTTTGGGGCCTTAATACTAGCTACTTCTCCTATTGCCCTGCGCCGTAAATGGGCATCCCCTATAGGACTTCTTTCTGAACCTTTCTGGTTCTATTCCGCATTTGTAAATGACCAATGGGGAATTTTAATACTCAGTATGGCTTACGGTACCCGATGGGCCCAATGTTTTTATAGAGACTGGTTTAGCGCAAAGAAAATAATCGCATAGTTAATATGGTATAAATAACTTGGTAGTACAATATTAATCAAGAGGATTTAAACCATGGCCAATAAAGACGGCGCAGACAAAAACAACCAACAGGTACTAGACGAATTGAAAGAACTTGTTAACCAATGGAAATTGGGATTAGCGCGATTTAAAGATATTACCTTAAAGTTTGATAGCAAAAACAATGTGTTTCACCTAACACAAAATTTAATCACGGAAACCTATCGTGCATTACCGCGCACCTTGAGTTATCTAACCAGTGGTGCCCTGATTTACGTTTTTGTGGTAAAGCCCTACATACTACCTTTGGTGGTATCCCTGTTCTAATTTGAGAACACCTTATATTATGAAAAGAAATTCAAAGATAATCCTAGTCGATGTTGACGGGGTTTTAATTGACTGGGAATATGGATTCCATATCTGGATGGAGACTCATGGTCACCTGATAGAAGAATCTAAACAGTATAACATAGATAGAAAATATGGTCTAAGTCCCGGTATGGGATTATACCAAATTCAGATATTTAATGAATCTGCTGCGATGGGATTTTTACCTCCTCTACGGGACGCGCAATACTACGTCAAGTTATTGCATGAGAAACACGGTTACAGATTTGTGGCCGTGACTTCCATGAGTGATGATGAACACGCTGCCAAACTGCGTGGTAAAAATCTATCTAAACTATTCGGACCTAACACCTTCAAGGAGTTACATTGTCTGCCTTGCGGTTCTTCTAAACTCGAAATACTTACAGAGCTCAAAAAGAAGTATGCAGGTCACCTGTTCATTGAGGACAGTATTGACAACGCCGAAGATGCAATGAAGCTTGACTATCGTGTGATGCTGATGGCGCATGGATATAATTGGGATTATAAACCCACCATATCTACTGTTAAGAAACCTCCATATGACAAGATACAACTAGTAAAAGACTGGGAAGAAATATATAATGAAGTCATTTCGTCATAACCTCATTGAGGTAAAAGGACCTAAAGTACATTCTGAAAGTATTGCAGGTACCCGATTCTACTTCAATGAAGATGATCCTACCTCAGGACCTTATCCTTCAGTTACCTCTATACTCAAGTCTCCTGAAAAGGAAGCTGGACTCCAGGCCTGGCGCGACAAAATTGGCAATGCTGAAGCCACCAAGATTAGTCGCCAGGCGGCGTGTCGTGGTAATAGGGTACACCTTACCATGGAGAATTATATTCTCGGTAAACCTGACGAAGGTTTTATGGGAGAAGATGCCAAGGGAATTTCCATACAGATTAAAAAACTGGCTGACAAACATGTAGATAATATTCGAGCAGTAGAACAACCCCTTTGGTCTGACTTTTTGCGAGTTGCAGGAACACCTGATTTGGTGGCAGACTGGAACGGCCGCATATCGATTATCGATTGGAAGAATTCCATAGGGTCAAAAAAAGAAGAATATATCCACGACTATTTTATACAGGAAGCCGCCTACGCTGTCATGTGGGAAGAGAATACAGGCATCCCTATAGATCAACTGGTCACCGTCATAGGAAACTTGGAGGGAGCGCCCCAGGTGTTCATTAACAAAAGGGACGACTGGATGCCTTCCTTCCTCCAACTGCGCGAGGAGTTCGACCTCCGCCTTGTGGAGACGCTTGCAAGCTCTTGATTTCCTTAGAGTTTTTCTATATCCCCTAAGTCATTGATTTCATTGAAGAAATTAGTACTTGACTTACCTACCATAAACCTTCATAATGTTACTTCAATGAGAGAAAAGAGGTCACAGATTGAAAGTCTCTAGACAATATATGATAGAGTATTTGCGGACACAACCCCGCGCCAAACAAATTCAGTTTGTTGGTCGCGCCTTGGTCGTGATCTTCAATAACCAAACCTCAGCCGAAAAACAATCGGATACCACCAATGAAGACAATGGTATCGGGTTCACTGGCGCTGACGCTTTTGGCGGCGGCCTGACTGCGAAATACTTCCTTAAGCATAAGACTCTTTTGGACTGGCAGTTTGAAAAGTGGGTTAAACCTAATACAAGGGGTGTACCCCGTATTGTGAAATATTGGAAACAGTTGGATGCCGCTGCACAAGCGAAGGTGTCTAAACCTGTACCTAAAGAACCCGTCATGACCCAAGCGATCATGGATGATATTGAAGCTGAAATGAACCGCATGGATCACGAAGGTGAAATGACCGCAGAACGCAAGGCATATGAATGGAAAATGCAACGGGATGCGGATGCTGAGTTGCGTTCGGAACGGGAAAGGCGCCAGGTAGCGCTTGAGTTTGCAGGACGCAGGCAACGCAATCTAGGCAATAGAGTTGAGTCACGGCGACAAATCCGTGGCCGAGCAGACCAGAGGTCCTTGTAATAACAGGGCACCTCTTTTTTTAAAAGTGTAGGAGAGTATAGTATGAGTTTAAGTAACCAAGAAAAACGTGAGTTGATTGTAAATGCCCTGTATAAGAATTACAAGGGCGCCGAATCGGTCACCCGTAAACAAGTGGTAGCGGCCGTAAAGGACCTGCCTGTTCCCTTCCCTTTCTGGATGACACATGCCAAGAATCGTAATGACGATGGCACGTACCGTATGCCAGAACCTCTGGTAGTCAAATCTGCGCCTGGTAAGAAAGCGACAGGTGTTGTAGTTGCCGAGGAAGTTAAAGGCGTGACCAAACGAAAGCCTAAGGGCAAAAAGAAGGTCGAAAAGAAGGTTAAACCTGCGCCTGTAAAGAAGGCTAAGGTTGCGCCTGTGAAAAAGGCCAAAAAAGAGGTCGAACCTGGAACTGCTGTTGAGTTTGATGGTAAATCTGGAAAGATTGTCAATGACCTGTCCACTCAATACTTTGTTGAACTTGAAGATGGCAAAGAAGTGTTCGTTTTTAAGACTGACAAGCGCTTGAGTAAAGCCAAAAATTAGCTGATGAAGTACCGAGTACTGCAAGAAATTACAGATTGGTCTGGGTTGGAGTACATTGTACCCAACCACACCTACCTTGTTAATGACACCAAAGAATTTTGTTATGGTTACATTAAACAAGGTACGACCGAACCTGAAATGTTCGATAAAGCGGTACTCTTTTCAACAAGCTATCGTAAGTTTAAGGAAATAAAATGAAAATCAGAAATCGTACCCCATTATTCGGTAAGGAAGATCCAAAATTCCTGTACAAGGTGCGCGTTAATTATCGTAGTGGTATCCAAGAAGAATTCTGGTGTCTAGACTTTAGTTACGGGCCTAACAGTAGGGGTATAGGAACTTATAATTGGACGTTACCTACCACACCTTATAGTTCAGAAATGCCTGTACAAATAGGACCGTCAGATATTGAATCGGCCTGGATAGTTGAAAGAATTAAAGTGCCAAAGGAATGCCTAGAATGAAAGTACCATTAACAGCAATTAGTGCGCGGGCGGTTACAGGCATTACAGGCCAACGTCTATGGGGTGAGTGGGATCTAAATGACCTGCGAGCCGATAATATGTCCACCATGTTAGATGTGTGGGAAAAAGAACTTAAGGAGGCCCATAAACGGATCAAACTGGATGATATTTTCACGGACGACAAGTATATCAAATATGACCTACTTGCAACCTACGCCCATGGCGAAGGTGTTCCCCTGACCGCTGAGGTTAACCTTTCAATTCGAGGCAGCGTTAAGGAATTAAAATGGGGTAAATTTGTGTATCGTGCAAAGGGTACAAAACTTTACACCAAAAAGAAAGACAAGATTATTAAAGAAACGGAGATTGATTAAGATGTATGTAACTGAAGCGAAAGCTCCTCCTGGCACCTACTTTATTGGCGACCCATGTTACGCGGTACCAGACGATGATTGGCATGATCTGTTAGAGTCAACTGGTTATCTTGGTCTATATGCCAGTGAAGAAAACAAAAAACTGGATATTTACAATCGCAAAGATGATATGAATGGGGTCTTTCGTTATAAGGGCCGGTATATTTTGGCGTCTAGCACCTCGTATGGTGATGGGTGTTATCCAGGATCAGATGGGTTTTCTTACGGCGTCGATGCAGGCATGATTGGTGCCGTGCCTATGGACTGGGCCTTATCCAGTGATGAAAATACAAAGGACGAACCAGGTTGGTTTGAACGTGTAGGCACTGTGGTGAACTTTAAGGGTTCAATTTGGATTGAATACGATGATGGTACGATTACCATCTGTAGCACAATCCCCTCCGAAAATATCAGCATCAAAACTGGTGACGAGGAAGAAGAAGCTTGTGAGCAGTGTGGCGAAATATACTCCGATTGTTATCCAGGATATTGCGAATATGACGAAGAAAACGAAGACTAAAACCGAGGACACTTTCAAGTGCGAATATTGTGGCACAGATTGTGGTTGGGGTAAATGCCCTGAACAGGAAGAATATGAAAGGGAATCTGAGGATTACCCCGATGATGATTGGCGTCTAGAAGACGATGGCCAACCCGATGAAGCCCAAGAGTGGCACGACTTTGACCCGGACTGTTAAATGAAGTTAAGAATATACAGCGATCTTCATAATGAATTTAGAAGAGGCCAAGAATGGCGTCCCCCAGTTCTACTTGGAGAAAGGGATACCGTACTGGTCCTCGCGGGAGATATTGACGTGGGAAAACACCTAGTGAGATATGTGAATTCCCTTGTGGACAGATTTAAGGCTGTGGTGTATATTCTGGGCAACCACGAACTATACGGCCACAATATCGATTTTCTGGATAAGTATAAGAGTACTTCTCCCAATGCATATTTCCTAAATAATTCCTCTGTCACCATTGATGATGTGGAATTCCTTGGTACGCCCTTGTGGACTGATATGAATAATGGAAATCCCCTAATCATGCAAATGGCTACGGGTATGATGAATGACTTTTCGCAGATTCGTCAGGCGGCCGAGTATGGCAGACTTACTTCTGACCGTTGGATTGCGGAGAATATCAAAGCGCGAGACTTCCTGGTTAAGAACTTGGACGAGAATAAAAAACAAGTGGTTGTTACCCACCACGCCCCTGATTTCCTGTGCGCAGAGAATAATCCTATGGCTGGAAACAACGGCGATTATTTTTATTATAACCTAAATATGCAGGACCT